ACAGAATGGATCAAATTGTTTCTTCGAGAACGCTTTTAATTGTGCTTTATAATCCAAATAGACAATGCAATGCCGTCCAGTGTTTTCGTCTTTTAAACGAGTATTCTTCTGCTTCGAAAAGTTTGTAACAAACCAATCAATAACTCGTAAAGATACCTTTGATTTTCCGTACAAAATAGGTAAAATGTTTTTGATTCGGAAACTCTTGTTATGTAGGAAAAAGCCTTGCAGAGAGGTTAGTAGGATATCGTTTTTATTGCGGAACATTCTTATTTTTTTTTGTAAGCGATGGTTTTAAGTTCGTTGACTCCTTCAATGAGTAGTTTTTCATATGGTTCGAATCTTTGAATGAGCTCACATGATTCTTCCATTGATCTCGAAAGTGTGATGCACTTTCCAAATGTCCACAGTATATGTCGAATGATGAAGCACAAGACTGAGGTGGTGAGAAGACATTTGGCGGATTATTACCCTGTGGTGGAACAGAAGAAGCTAATTTGCGGCCAGGAATATTGATCGGGTTTGAATGTGACATTCTATACAAAAAAGAAAGAAAAAAAGAATGAAAATAAAGGGGGAATCATTTGGCAAGAATATCTTGTCAGGTCAATTAAATGTAATCACTGATGTCCATAGGCATTTCACATATTTCAGTAGTGTAAAAGTTCTCAATATCTTTCAACTTTTGCTCGTCGTAGTGAGCAACCAAATTAATGGCGACTCCTTTTCGCCCAAAGCGTCCACTACGCCCAATCCTGTGAATGTATGTTTCTTTCTGGATGGGCAAATCATAATTAATGACAATACTCACTTGCTGAATGTCAATACCTCTTGCAATGATATCAGTTGCTATGAGAATACGTGCTGTGCCTGAACGGTATTCGTTAAGTACAGTGTTTCTTTCATTTTGAGACAGATCTCCGTGAAGACACGAGACAGAATGACCCTCTCGGCGCAATTCATCTTGGAGGTAATCTGCTTTCTTCTTGGAATTGACATAAATAATTGTTTGACTAATAGACAGTTTATCATATATGTCAAGTAGTGTTGGAAATTTGTAGTCCTCTCGTTGGACGTTGATATGGAACTGAGAAATCCCATCAAGTGTAACTTCTGCATTTTTCACTAAGATCTTACAAGGGTTGTTCAAAATTTTTTCGGCAATGGTTTTGGAATGTTCTGACAGAGTGGCACTAAATAATGCCACTTGGCATTTCGTGTCAACGTCTTCGAATATGTCACGGATTTGAGTTTCAAATCCTACTGAAAGCATCTCGTCCACTTCATCCAGTATGACACATTTTAATGCCTTGAGACTCAAGTGTTTCTTTGAGAGTAAATGCAGAATTCGTCCTGGTGTACCAACAATGACGTGGTTCACTTCGTTCCGGAGTTTTCGAATGTCATCTTGGACACTGGAACCACCAATAAATACACTACACTTGGTATCTCTATAATTGGTGAGAGCATCAGATACATTTTTAATTTGGAGTGCCAATTCTCGTGTTGGTGTAATGATAAGAACTTGTGGATTGTCAATAAAATCATCGATCACCTGCATGAGACTTCCGATTAAGAACGTCGCGGTTTTTCCTGTTCCTGACTGAGACTGTGCAAGAATGTCTCGTCCAGTACTTAATGGAACAATACCTCTTTGCTGAATCGCACTTGGATGTTCAAAACCATATGCGTAAATGCCACGTAGGAGTGAAGCATCAATACCCATTTCATCAAATGTTGGATAGATTGTAATTTCATCGTTTGCTTCATTTGCTTGAGTTTGCACACTCATCATTGTTTGGAGTGCTGGTAGTTATAATACGTGCAGATGCTTTATATTTGGTTGTTTAAATACAAAAAAACGAAAAACCAAAAAAAGATTTTTCTGACTCCAGACTACCGGAATCGAACCAGTGACCATTCGATGACTGCGAATATAGGGCGCACATAATCTGGTAACGGTTGATCGAAACAACCCTATTGAAGGCATCCGTCAACTTGTCCGAGTGTTCTAAGGAGCTGCACTTAAGAATATGATGAAAATCAATTAAGTTATGCGGTCAGCGTAAGCTGGCGTGGGTTCGATCCCCACAGTTGACACTTCGTTTCTTCAGAAACACCAACACATCGTATGCAAAGACAATCGCTGACTATAATTTACCTGTCAAAATTGCGATTATGAACGACGGACACATGTCTATGCCGACATTCGTCGAGAGTGTTTCCAGTTCGGTGTAATCGGTTGTTCCCATTAACCATGCTCAAGGCGTTGCTCACGTCGAAAGTATTTCAGAATTCGATTTGTATCCGGAATCCGTATGTGTCCGGAACATGGTTCCCATCGCGAACAAATAAGACGTACGTGAGGTTTGTGTGAGACCTTACTGGAGCATGGGTGTGACGAAGGGGTCGCCGGAGGAGGAGGAGGTGCCAGTAATTACATTGGCAAGCTGAGCCGCTGTTAATCCGTGAACGGTGGAAAGAGGAGCGGAATGATTTACTATTACGAGGTCAGCGTGAGTATTGAAGAAGATATTGGGCGAGCGGAACAACACCGAGCTGGGAATTGTGACTGAGATTAGAGACTCGCAATTCTTGAAACATCTGTCCTGAAGGTATTCCACCCCTTCGGGAATTTCGATTGAGACGAGGTTTATGCAGCCATGGAAGGCGGTGGAACTGATCTGTGTCAAGTTTGTAGAATTAAATGTGACTGATGTGAGGTTTGTGGCATCCAGGAAGCATGAGACGGGCAAGGCTGTCACGGCGCTACCTATCGTTACATTTACGAGGGATGTTTTATTACCGTCCCAGTCACCATTATCAGCGTGAGAAACCATTTGAAGTGTACCATCTATAACATAATTTAAAGTATAAGACATTTTATTTTGTTGTACTATATTACAACATTATTTTTCTTCTTGTACCTTACTGGAGCATGGTTGTGACGAAAAGGTCGCCGGAGGAGGTGGGTAGGCATAGTCAGTATGGCTATGATAGGACGCACGAATAAATATAAAAAAAATGAGTATTATAGTTCAAATTGTGGTAAAGTTTGTGAATGGTGATTTTGTGTTAATATAAAGGTTGATCGAAACAACCCTATTGAAGGCATCCGTCAACTTGTCCGAGTGGTCTAAGGAGCCGCACTTAAGATTATGATGAAAATCAATTAAGTTATGCGGTCAGCGTGAGCTGGCGTGGGTTCGATCCCCACAGTTGACACTTCGTTTTTTTCTTTTTTTGCTTAAAAGCAAAATGAGTTATTAGTAGATGGATATTCTTTCCGGATTTTTAATCGGTGCAGGTTTAAGTGTTTTTAAAAAAGAGATTAGAGGTGGAAGTGGTCCAGGCATAAACAGCTATTCAAGAGATTTAAGAGATGACTTCGTATGACTATATATATATAGAAGACACGATGGGTTACTTTCGATGCTTCTCTAAGCCCTGTAAACGTTGGGCGTTTCGACATTCACACGACATAGCCAGTCGTGGGGTGGCTCATGTGTACGAAAAATATTCGCAAAAGTGTATTAAGAAGTTTCAGAAACATTCTATGCCTGTACACGGTTTGGCTGACTACCAGGCCGTTTTGATGGAAAAATTGTTAGCTGGCCAGCACATATCTCACGGGAAAGTGCGTGAGTATTGGTTTCTTCGAGGACCGCGACTGTTCACGACCGTGTTTCTGGGCATACTGGTCAATATTTGTTGTAATCAGCTTTTGCAAAGTAACCCGGAATTTTGGGTGTCGGTATCCTCTGGATCAATTTGGCTCACGATGAGTACCTATATGCTGTATCAGAGGCTACCAGATGCGATTTTGTCATCCTTGATGATTATAGGACACGACCATTACACAGAATGGAAATTGCATCATTTTCAACAGCCTTGATCTTTCCAAAACACGGATAAATGAATAGAAGTAACATATAAAAATATTGGATATGTATATTATAAAGATCATATGTCACGCTGTGCCCCCAAAAGAAGTGGACCCACGGATTGTTCATGTTTCACAAAACGTAACTTATTAACTATTATTTCTGTCTGGAATGCGTACCACTCAAATGATCAAGCGAAGCAGATTGTAGCAAAGCCATATTTGACGAAATGTGACATATGGGGACGAATTAATAAACGTATCCTCGAAAATAGCGAATGTGAGAATGAGCAATGTTGGATGAAGTTAGAGCAATTGGCAGACTTCGCTAAAACGTACAAAGAGCAAGATTTTTTTCGTCCCATCGCACCAGGAGAATGGTTCAATGACGCAAACCCAATTGGTAGCATACCTTCCTCTGTAGATACGAATCGATGGTTGAGTTCAGAAGACATTTCCAAAGTCATGGACCAATATGATGGAAAAAAACACAAATTCATCTTTCTCGGTACCGTACCCATTGATTTCGCAAACGTAAAGACGTATGATGAACATTCTTGTATTGCTCTTGACTGGGGTCCCTTACACAAGACGCGGTTTTTATGCAATATCAACACCCAGGAAATGAAGAAAAAAGGTGTAGAACAATTTGGTGTGGTGTTTAATACTGCAGATCATACTTCTTCTGGTCAACATTGGATTGCTTTGTATTGCTCGATTGCGAAAAAAAAAATCGTGTATTTTGATTCTTACGGACGACCTCCACCGCCACAAGTACAGTCGTTTATAGAAAAAATTCAAAAGCAGTCCCCGCATACATTCAAGGTAGTGTCAAATCACAAACAACACCAACAAGAATATTCTGAATGTGGGATGTATGCGATGCACTTCCTCATCAATATGTTGTCTGGAGTTTCGTGGACTGCTTTCAACAAAACGCTGATTCCAGATGCAAAAATGCTACAAAAACGTATGGAGTACTTCAACCACTACAAATGATTGTAGACTCTCTGGCGAATACGTCCTTGTAGAATATAAAACTAAACCAGTACTAATAGATTAAAAGGCATTGTAAAATGTATCGCCAAATACTTCAATCACTAGAGTACTACACTTCGTCGTTCTTTTTCAATATATCACGTTGGACTTTCAGATTTTTCTACATGATCCAAGCTTACTTTTATCCCGCTATTGAGAATTCTATATGGGATGTATATGTGCCACTACTTCTTACAGACCTTGGGATGAATAGCTCGTATAAATGGGTCAGTTCTGAAAAAGCTTTAAACGAAATATGGTACGAAGAAGTCGGTTTACTAGGATCTGTCTTAGAGTATAAGAGTAATGAGACGGATATTCATTACAAAATATTTCTCCGTAAAGGATTTTTCCCCATAGATGCGTGTATCTTACTACAACAATCTAGGAGGGACTTTTTGAATACACAGATGCATATTATTTTTGCCACCGCAACTGAATCATCTACACAAGAATGTTTTGATATTGTAGATGAATTAAATCAGTTCTCTGGTCCAAACGGAACTTTTGTGTTCAATGGAGACAACTATTTGGAAGATGTTATAGCATACATCAAAAGAAAATACAATTTACATTCAGGAAAATTAAGTTGGATGGATAGCAAGGGAGAAGAGTACCAAGTTCAAGTTTAATGTGGTTTCTACTGCTGTGTACAATTTGGTGTCTCTAAATGACCATTTTCCTTTTCTTTTTGTTTCGAGTGGGATTCGAACTGTCCATGAAATGGTTCCAGAAGCAAAGACTTATCATCGTGGCTGACTCGTTCATCCCTTGTTAATTGTCTTAACAACAACTTATGATGCTCAAGCAGTTTTTTCGGAAAATCAACCTTAAATAGAATAACTAACTTCCCATAAGTACCAACGTTACTTAATGATGGCATACCTTTGTCAGGTACACTACGAACAAAGTCTGGTGCAATTATATCATCTTCTTTCTTGAGAATTTTAATTGTTGTACCGTCAAGGTGTGTAATAGAGAATGTATATGTACCTAAGGCATTTAATAGGGGAACGTGGTGTACTATGTACAGGTTATCTCCCCTTCGTGTAAATGTTTCATGGGCAGTTTCGACCACCTTGAGTATAATATCGCCAGCAACTTTGCAATTTGATTCATCGCCTTCTTGATATAATGTGACTGTGAATCCGGATGATGCACCTGGTGGGATATCAATTGTGAAGATGTCTTTTTTATTCACACATTTTTCTCCATTGCAATGTAAACATTTGCCTCCTGGTGCAAAACTTTTCCCCTTCCCAGCACACTGTCGACACGGACGCGTAATCTGCTGAATAAATCCAGGACCCACTTGACGTCTCTCATTTATCGTTCCGGAACCCTTACAAAAAGTACATACCATCAATTTAGTTGCATCCCCGCCCACGCCTTTACACGAAACGCATTTTCTCTTCCGGGTTATTGCAATTTTCTTTTTAACTCCAGTGAAAAGATCCATCAGGCTTACTCTAATGTTATTTATCGTTGTTTTTCCTTTTGCAGGAACATTTCGGTGACGCGATGGTTGCCGGAAATTTGATTGTCGATTAAAGAAGGTACTAAAGATATTGTGCGGATTAGTGCCTGGAAAATCTGACGACGGACGTCCACTACTATTTTTCCCAAATTGATCATATTGTCGACGTTTCGCTTCATCCCCAAGAGTTTCATACGCAGTAGAAATTTTTGCAAAGCGTTCCGCAGCGGTTGAGTCGTCCGCGTTCTTGTCCGGGTGATATTTTAATGCCATTTTTCGATATGCTTTTTTTATCTCTTTCTGTGTGGCAGTTGTAGATACCCCTAACGTATCATAATATTCTCTGTGCCTTGTCATTATTACTTCAATTCTTACGCAATGTTTATATTAAGAGACACGTAAAAAAAACATTCAATACTTCAAATACAAAAAGGTAATGACTTCAATTCAATACCCAAGAGTTTTCTCAATTCTCTCTGGTACGTTGCCAAATAATACTTGCTTGCTCTTCGGGTCATATTCACCCTCAAGTATATATTCTTTCACTGTTTCAGAAAATGCAAGCGGGGGCTCATATGACAAATCGACCCGTAAGAGGATGGCAGGCTTTTGTACATCAGATGACATAGAATCCCAGGGATTCTTGATAACAATTCCAGTAGAGCCTTTCCGATGAACCCAGATCGCTGGCCAAGACTCTGGGTCAGTTTGCTTCTTACTCCACTCTATGTATTCTATCTTTTCACTCGGATCGCGCTTGGCAGGATGTAATAATTTCCAGAGACGTTGAATGAGGACATCTTTGGACCCGCTGAGATGACAATTATTTCGTCTAGCCAGTGCGAAACGGAGCTCTTTTATAGTGAGTTCTCGTAGATGCTTCATGCTCTCATATTTCTCGACATTGTCCTGTGGTAGGTATTCATCAGCCAGATCTTTAAAGGTACACCCCTCATTTTGCTCGGCCAAATCAAATAAAAACTGCGCAACAACTTCGTTGAATCGTTTGAGTACGCGCGAGTTTAAGGTTTGTAAATTCATTGCTATTACACTTGTTTGTAGAGGCACGGCTAGCATTCATTTTTTTAATGTTGTGTCTTTGAAAAAAATGAGTACTGCAGACGGTTCCAAACACATCATCATCATAATGGACATTCAAGTGAAATATTCAAATGGTAAGACAATATTACTTGATGAGCTTCAGCCGGCTATTCTGTCAACTCGTGATAATGATGTAGAAAGTACATTATCTCACTCACAACAGCGGGTCATGCGCGCATTCCATGATGGTGATAACGTGTTTGTCACCGGTCCAGCGGGAAGCGGAAAGTCGCATCTTATTCGGGAAATGGTACATGCTGCAGAAGAAAATGGTAAGAAAATACAGTGCTGTGCGCTCACTGGATGTGCTGCGTTCCTTCTCAATGTCAACGCAAAAACACTTCACTCGTGGGCGGGCATCGGACTTATGAAGCAACCGGATGATGTCATAGTGAGAACGATTATGAAAATGCGGTACAAGCGGAAGAGGTGGGCAAGCGTTGACATATTAATTATCGACGAAGTAAGCATGCTCTCGCACCGAACCTTTGAATTGCTGGACCGGATTGGAAAAGCAGTGCGCAGATCGGAAGCCCCGTTTGGTGGCATTCAGGTCATTTTATCCGGCGATTTTTACCAACTTGCTCCAACAGAAGAGGACTTCTATTGCTTCGAATCTAAACTATGGGCAAAAAATATGAACGTATCGATCAATCTGAAGGAGATCCATCGACAGAAAGATAAGCGATTTACAAAAATACTGAACCAGATCCGGAAAGGTCGGCTATCTCGAAAGTCATACGATACACTGATGGAGTGTAAGAAAAAGGATAAGACTCTTATCCCACACGGAATTCGACCCACCATTTTGTATCCCAGACGATTCCAAGTAGACCGACTGAATCGGAAGAAGTTGGCAGAATTAAAGACTGCTACAAAGGTGTTTGAATGTCGGGTAGTCAAAGGACAGCATACGCTATCACCCCCTTACCCAAATAAGTATATCATTGAAGTACAGCAAATGACAAAAAATGCTCCCTTCGAAGACAGTTTGGTATTGAGGGAAGGTGCTCAGGTTATGTGTGTGGCAAATTTGGATGTCGAAAACGGAGTATGTAATGGCAGCACTGGAATTATCACCCACTTTGACACCACATCCGGCTTTCCAGTCGTACAATTCCACAATGGACCAACACGAACGATTCGACACCATGTGTGGAATAGTGAACATTCTGAGGGTATATCGATTCATCAAATCCCTCTGGTGACTGCGTGGGCCATTACCATTCACAAGGCACAAGGGGCTTCCTTGGATTTGGTTGAAGTCGATGTTGGAAGTTCGATATTTGCCTATGGACAGACATACGTCGCGCTGTCGCGTGTGAAGACACTGGAGGGATTGTATTTGAAATCGTTTTGTCCTGAGAAAATTAGTGTGAATGCTCGGGTTAGTGCGTTTTACGAATCTCTTGAAAAAAAATGATACATATGACAATATACAGTACATTGGTATAAGAGCACATTATGTCTTTTAACTGTATAATGGCGGTATTCTCACCTGAAAATGTCCGAAGGAATAGACAACGGAAGATTGAAGGAAAAAAAAGAAAGCTACACAATCTACTCGAGCACGTTTTGTCAGGTATGTCTCTTCCGGCACACAAGTCATTTCAACATCACGAATCGCAAGTTCGTCAACAGTTTCGACAGGCACAACGACTATATGATGAATTGGATATGTATGATAAGATGGATGCTGACTTCAAAAAAGACTATAGGTCCTTCTTACATAAGACATATTTGATAATGTACGACGATGAGTATCCTCAATGCATAAAGGCAGAATATGCGAAGAAATTGCTTCAGGAACTGAATGGAACGAAATGAACATTGTTTACGAGCGTAAAGAAAAAAAAGTAATCAACATTTTGTTTATTTTATTCTACAAAGACTACATTTACTGGAAAAGAGGGGTAATACGTAGTAAATCAAAAACAGTTGCATATTTGAGTACTCATAATTGGAGTATAATCTTTACATGCCACCACGAAGTCGGAGCACGAGATGAAGCGTGCTTTCTTTCTGCACGTTATAATCACTAAGAGTGCGACCATCTTCTAATTGTTTTCCGCTGAAGATTAAGCGTTGTTGGTCGGGAGGTATCGTTCTCCCCCCAAAGGTTTCCCAATGGGACTAGACTGTATCTTAAGCCATCATCGAAGATGATCTATCTTCTCAAGCCCACACCCGTGCGGTCGTTGAAGGAGTACCATATCCTAATCAGAGCGGAATTAGATACTTTACCCGCGGATTACCCAATTTTAAATGCTATTACGATGAGCGAGGTCATTACCCTGCCTATTACATATCATTTCTAATATATAAGTCGTGATTTAAACTCTAAGGGAGTTCCCGTCGTTGTAAGGTGTGTCGCATTTGTTATTTCAAACACTAGCAGTTGAATTGTGATTCAATTTATAATGACGTTTTAGACTATCTAAAGATTTATATTTTTTATTACAAATTTCACATTCGTGTTCTTGTCCTTTGTTTATATGTTGGACTTTCTCGTGTCTTCTCCTACCTGAAGCATCTGCAAAATCTAAATTGCAAAAATTACATTTAAATCTTCTCGTCCATATCTCTTTAGATTTTGCTATGACTTCATTGATTTGATTGATTTTATAAGGAATAAGCATGTATGATTTAATATCTTCGATGAATCTTAAGCTATCGTTGTGACTTAATCTCCATTCATGTCCATGACAGATTTTACCCTTCTGTGAAATTCTTATTCTTTTACAAATACTCCCTCCCCATATTTTTTTGCCTAATTCTAATGGAGTTTTGTCATTTTGACTAATAGATAATCTGATTCTATTTCTATTACTAATATCATTACTTATACTTCCTTCTCCTTCATAAAATCCGGCAAACCAAATCTTGATTGTTTGTTGATCCATTATATAACACAATGTACCACGTCATTTTAAATCAGTTGGGATTCTAAATGTTTATCCATCGACAGTGCCCAAATATCGATGGCATACTACTTCTCTGGGCAATTAATGTTTACCCTCCTTGTCTTGGATCTTAGCCTTTACATTTTCAATGGTATCGCTAGGTTCGACATCCAGAGTAATCGTCTTCCCAGTCAGCGTTTTAATAAAAATTTGCATGTTTACTACAGGTACTTGTTATAACATATCCTGTCTTTAAATCTTAGTATTCATATAAACCGTAGCCACAAGAGTACAGTAAGATGCTACAGAGATTCAAAGTGATTCGCCAACTGTGTGGTAAGAGAGACATATCCGTAGCATATGATTTGAAAAGGCAAGCGTGTGTTGTGTTGAAAAGACATGAACACCTCGACAATTTCTGTACAGAACTGCAAAATCTGGAGCGCATACAAAGCGTTTATCCAACGCATCCCAATGCTCATTTAGTGCGACACATAGATACTTGTCTGACGACGAAGACAATTACGTTACCTTATGTCAAGGGCAGAGACATGTTAGATCATTTGATTTCGTTGCGGAAACAAAAAGGTAGGGGCATGAAGGAAAAAGAATCACGTCTTTGGTTGGATAAAGCACATTCTTGTATAGATGCACTACACAACCATGGTCTTGCTCATTTAGATATAAAACTGGAAAATTTCATAACGACACCGCATCTAGGACGTGAAGAAGATGTCACGTTAATAGATGTTCAAACATTGAAGAGTGCACCGATTCACGAATATGGAAAGTTGATAAAAAATACTGGAACAATGCTCTATCAATCCCCAGAAGTCAATCTCAATCGTCAATATCACAAAAACACCGATTTCTGGGGTCTCGGCTTATGTGCCTACATACTATGTGAAGGAACACACCCCTTCCAAAGATCCGATGTAACATACAGAAATATACAGTCTTTTGTGTACGACAATCTTGACTTCATGTCGAATGAGTATAGAGACACCGTGACGACATTACTGAGTAACAATCCGGACGAGCGGTCCTATTCGCCGTTGAAAGACGCGTAGGACTTTGACAGATTCCGTATTCTTTTACCGCGTGAAGCAATAGTTTTTGATGCCACACAAGTATAAGCAAAGCATGGACATAAATCAATTTATAGTTTCGATTGTGCCACAAAAGGATATTTTGAAAGTAAGGGAAGAGCTTGGGTTGCCCCGCGTATCCAAAGGAGGGCAAAGGACAGGCAAGAAGAAGGTTCGCAAGAAGAGAGGTAAGACACGGAAACCGATGCGCGGTGCTGGAAAGAAAATTAAAACACTGATTGTTCTATTTATTATTATCGGCGCATGTCTGAGCGTTACCCTTCCACCGTACTGTAAAGATTTGTTAAATAGAACCTCAGTTCTTCAGATGCATGAAAAGGGTGCTTGGGGGGCAGTCTATACTTGCAATGACCTTTACGAAATCGGAGTGTATATCACTTCTCTGCGCAGTATCTATGGTCGGAAATTAACGGTGGATGCGATTGCAAACATCTTAGAATTCGCGAAAAAAGAACTCATGGTCTTATATGCACCCAGGTTAGGCTTGGGCGTGGCCGGCTTGGGCGCGACCGGCTTGGGCGCTGCAGCAGTAACCCGGCAGTTGCGTATCGAGAACACCACTCGCAGTACTGACGTTAAGCCCAAATTTAAGCAATTGGTTGATAAGGTCGAACGCATTACGCAAAAGAAAGAGACCATTCCGCGTAAACCGAAAAAGTCGTGGACATCATTCAAAAAGATTGCGAATCCCAAAACAGGACGACTTGTGGATACCACCAAAGCCACCGGCAGGAGTATTCTTCAGGACTACGTTAGATCGAGTAAAGACCCGGACTTTGGGAACATTTGTAATCCTCGTACGGGTATATGGATGGACGTACACGGGGACATTGGCAAGAAAGTCATAAACGGTTATTTACGATTTGTAGACTCAAAAGAGTAAGAAGGTAAAAAAATATCCACATAAAGCACCTAATAATGGAAGAATCAAAACAACCCTCCGATTTTTTATACACGGCAGAAAAATCCCCAGAAGACAAACGGGATTGGGTATTCCGAGACAGAACCAAAGAATTTCCAGATGAAGTGGATTTGCGCCCAAAGCTCCCAAAGATTCGCAATCAAGGTTCGTACGGCGCATGTATGGCATTTTCAGCGTGCTGCGCAAAAGAGTACCATGAACGGCTTGATTACAATTTCCAAGAATATTTTTCTCCTAAATTCTTCTATGGACAACGGCGTAACAAAGACACGCCCGGTATGTATGGACGTGACGCTATGAAGATACTGCGACAGATTGGAGTCTGCTACGAAAAGAGTTGTCCGTACAGAGATGTCGACAATGTATATGACTATGCTCCTCATTATGAAGAAGCCAAACATCACGTCATATCCCATTATGCTCGAATCAGCGACATTGAAAGTACGTGTCACGCGATTGCAGAACAAGGCGTGTGCCTGATCACTTTCCCAGTATACAAGAAAAACGATGATATTTGGAACAAAGATTCAGAAGACGCAGAGATGCAAGGTGGGCACGCAATGTCCATTGTCGGATACAGTGTCCGAGACAAACATTTCATCATTCGAAACAGCTGGGGCACATCCTTTGGTGACGATGGATACTGCTATTATCCTTTTGAAGAATGGGGAAAACATTGGGAAATTTGGACAACGGTTGATGATGATACCAAAATTGAACGATTGCCTGACATAGAAGAATCGAAATGCTGTAGAGTATCCTAAAACAGAGTTAAAGATTTTCGTACAGAAAAAGATATTATACGAATAAGAATGTCTGCCGAAGAACGATATTCGTTTTACATGAGCACAGTTCAAGCTTCGGCTTTTCGAGTCTTGGTGGAAGCATTGAAGGAAATTTTAACAGAAGCAAACTTTACGTTTGATGAGACTGGAATAAAGGTGATTGCTATGGACTCATCTCACACAGTTTTAGTTCATTTGAAGTTGAATGCCGAGGAGTTTTGTTCATATCATTGCGATAAAACCATGGTTGTCGGATTGGGGCTAATGAATATGTATAAACTGATGAAAACCATGAATAATAACTCCGTACTATCGTTGTTCATGGAAAAGAATGACCCCAACCATCTGGGAATTAAAATTGAGAATGGTGACAAGCAGCGCACGACCACGTATAAGTTGAACGTCCTTGACCTCCAGCGCACCGAATTGAGCATTCCGCCAGCCACGTTTACCTCTGTAATCACGATGTGTGCAGCGGATTTTCAGAAGATATGCCGCGACATGTACAATCTGTCGGACGTCATTGAAATAAAGAGCGTTGGCGAACAGTTGATTTTCTCGTGCAAGGGCGATTTTGCCGAACAAGAGACAATCATTGGAACGCACGTGTCCGACGAAGGATATGACAATAAGACTAAACTGACTGTGATTCAGAACACATCGAACACGATTGTACAGGGCATTTTCTCGCTGAAGTTCCTCGTTCTCTTCACGAAATGTACGAACCTGTCTAATTCAATTGAAATATATCTCAAGAACGATTTCCCACTGATTCTCAAGTATTCGTGTGCTACGCTGGGTACTATCAAGTTGGTTCTCGCGCCTCAGGTAAATGACATGTAAACCAGCGAGTGCAGGATCCAATCTGAAGATTTTTACATATTTTTCATTTTGCTCATAGTATTTTATTCCTGAATATTTTAATAGTATAACTAAATATACTATGGGCGGCTTGTTTGAATCTCTCGGTTACTCTGAAACAGAACGTTTCTACTTGTATTTTGCAGTATGTATTTGGGTTCGTCTCGTGATGGCCTATGTCATATCCGCGTTGGTGCAAGGAGAAAACGATACTGGAAAAATCATAGTGGGGTGTGGGGCGGTTATTGCGATGTTAACGAATCTGAATGGCATTCTAAATGATACAGTATGGTGGAGTCGACAGACGCACTTTCTCTTTGCCACTGGCTTATTTATGAGCATACTGTTTGGACGATATCATATGGCGGGTCCTATCGTTGTTGCAGACACAATGTTCGGAATTCTTCACACCATTGTACATCATGGCGTGGTGCCAATGTGTCCAATATTGTACAATTCTTCAATATACGCATTATATCGTGTTTGATAAAATGTTTGATTTGGAACGCAAGTATTATGCCAGAAAACTGTTATCCTTCCTCAACATACGACGATTAAATGGAAAGGTTATGTGAATATCGCCTCATAGGGTAATAACCACCTCCCAGCACCGCCGCCGGCGTTGGGACCAGTATGTAAAAGGCAAATCATAGAGAATTTATCTGCGATTTTCCTGAAATGTGAAAATATTTTTTTCTCTGTCTATATTAAACTTATTAATGCCAACATACATTTCATTTGAGATTAATAATACAACACATAATCTTAGCTTTACTGAAGATTTTAGCCTTTTAACAGAAATTACAAATAATTCAATTGCAACGTTAAGCCCAACTACAGTAAATAATATTGAATTTAATGCCGCAAATACCATTACTACACCTACCGCAGGGAACGGGTCGGTGATATATAACGGAGATACTGGGGATGTAAATAATATGGAATTAATTATTATCCTTACCGCAACAGATGGAACAATGTTATTTATTAGTCAAAATACTAGCTTGAACGTTGGGTTTGGTACAGGTAGCGTTGGTTCACAACAACTAACAAATCTTCAATTACATAGTGGAACACCTCCTGTTACAGGGAGTGCATCAGGAGATCCATTTATAACTCCGCTTTTATTCTGAGTTATCCGTATGGTCATAAAAAACTAAATAAATGATACGGCTAGATACACGAAGAACCATCGAACATCCATCCGTGCGTGTATGAAGCGAAGGAACCGTAACTTACGTAAAGCACTAAGCTCGGTTTTACTTCAAAAATCACAAAAACAACTCATCTCAATATGCCTCCGAAATCACATATACCATAGAGCAGGGGTGGATAATAAAGACCGCGTTGAAATGATCCTGGATGCCATTGAATTTGGATGGATTGATGAGTGTCCGTGTTGCAATTTGTCGAAGACTGTTAATGTACCGCTCTTCTCGTTTGTGTGGTTTAAATCTTGTACATCACCGTCTTACATCAAGTGTGAGCATTGCGAGAAGTTTCTGCCGGTGACAAAAACAAATAGAAAAAAATACTTGACGTACCAGTGTACAATTTAGTTGTGCACCCCCAATGTGAAGGTAGTCGCTGAACGACTCATATGGTGGCAAATGACGAAGCATTCATTTGAAAGGGCTGAATATCGCTCCCCCAGTGTTCCAGTCCGTATACTGGTGTTTTTTTGTCCGATACTAGTCCGTCCGACGAAGACCCAGCTTCGACAGAATAGTGAGATTCCAACGTAGGCTCCGACGGCGTGTGCTGTTGTAGATGATCGTTCAAATATTGTTGCAAAGCTTGTTTCATATCAGTGGCCGACATTCGTGACGGTGGCGACGCTTCCACATCTTCAATTGTAGCCGGTTCAGAGGCTGTAGAATGATGGGGTTGGACCGAACCTGCTTTGGCTATACGACGAACAATGGGATGCGCGTCTTCCAGTTTCTGTTCTAACCAACCATTAAAGACATAAATGACTAATAGAGAAAATAATACTATTTCACTTGATGACATCATAGTGACTATACATATAACAAATAAAAAAGAAAGACATTTTGTTCATTAAATATGATCGAACGATTGGACGATTGGACGATGTAGTAGATTTTGTATAACTGCATTTACATAGAATCTTGTTGATCAAAATCCCATTCTCCTTCTTCATCAGAATCAGTATATTCTGTTTCTTGGTACGTTTTACTTTCGTTGTCACTCATTTCGTCTCCTGGTTTATAATCCGGGTCTTCATCACCCTGTTCTTTCTGGTCACATTCATAATCATCGTCAGAAGAGCCTAGACTTTCAAATCCGCCCATAAGAGTGTTGTACATTTCATTGTACTCAAGTGTTGTGATAGAGGAAAGCATAATTCCGTCCATATTTTTTAGCTTAAGTAGGACAACGTCACCGTAGAATAGATCAGTATCGTAAGGTGGAGCAAATTCATGGCGGTTGATTTGAGAATGTCTACCAGATGTCCATCCCAATAATAAAGCATTTTGAGAGGGGTATGCTCCAATAAGCTTCAGTGATCCATGACCTCGATTTTGAATGACATGATTAAGCTCTACGAGTAAGGATTGAAAGTTATATTTATCATCAAAAGTTTTCCTCTGAATAAGACCTGATTTTGTAATGATGACAGTAGACATTGACATTTTGAATATATGCTTTGTATTGTTGATAAAAAATATCTACAAATCTTTAAATCAATTCATTTTTTTAACAGATGTCATTGATGTGTGCATAAACCAATCTCGAAAACACGTGATGAGTTCGAGTGTTTTTCTGTATGGGTTACATGCCTCTAATCCGTCAAAGCCTACCGTATGTTTCTCTGTAATGACCCTTTTCGATTTTTTCTTCGTTGCAGAAAATCCTTTCATAAAAGAGTTCCAGTTGTCAACCGAATAATTGCAGAAGAACCGCTTGTATAGATAGAAGTAAACCCACGTTTGACAATATTCATCGAAAATTGATTGCTGATATCCAACCTTTGACACAATCATCAATTTCTTGGCGTGCTTTTTATGATCATACCGGATCCCAAAAAGCATGTGCAAGAGGTCGTACAACACATGTTTCATATGAACTACTTCAAAACCAGACCCACTTGCATCAAACATTTCTACTTTCTTATTGTACGGATAATAGAGAAGTGCAAAGTAATGGGCATCCTCATATACCTTTAAGAAGATGACGGTGTTTTGGGATACATTTTTAGTTTCCTTCGAAACTCGTTTGATCATTGCGATTGCTTTTCTCGATATTGAGACGTGGTACTTATCAGTACTCAAGCAAGGGCAAAATATGTCGTATTTCATCTGCTCATCTGTGCTTGTACGTATATCATCAAAAGACTGTTCAGGGTAGTCTTTTTCATAGAATAGTATATCGGCAGCAAAATTCGTGGTAGCTACTGTTGGATTATCTACATTGAAATTTTTTGTCATGTGGACGTGTTTATGACGAGCAAAAAGTGTATATGCCTGATAATTCAACCATGCTGTGACTTCATCACTTCGTTCGCCGCCACCAATTTTACTTTTTTTAATACGTGTTGGCTGAAAACGGCGCATTCGTCTAGGTTTAGATTTTCCTTTTGAAGATGGCATTGATACTTTTGGCAGTACTTCTAATGAGAAACTGATGATTACATCTTCATTTTTTTAATACTGTTTTTGTAATTCATACTAAATGTTCCTCTTCGTCGGGTACAATAGGGGTTCGACAAAGGGGACACGTTGACGCCGAATGCAACCAACGATCAATACAACCATTGTGAAATGTGTGCGAACAACGCAATACTCTCACGATATATCTATCCATACTATTATGGCATATTGAACAGTTACAATGATCCGGTGGCATATTCGAAGCATCAAATGTTTCAAGTTGAGTGTGATTCTGTAAATCCATTATTGATACTGTATTGTTGCCTTCATTCTCGATACCATCATAACCAGGAACAGCATCAGAATCTGGATCTGTTCCATCCACGGCAATCGAAGAATTGTGGCTATTAACATCTTCAACCAGATTCGAAATGAACTGATTCATATGTTCGTAAGTCTGAGAAGTGAGGGACACGTTACTGTTGGTTTCTTCACTATTCAATGTTTCTTCACCGTTCAATACTTCTTCATTTGATGTTTCTGTGCGAATTTCAATACTGCGCAGTGTTGGTGAAGTCGTGCTTTGTTGGGCTGGAATATTTGGATAACGTCTATGTGATAGAGGTACCATTTGAGATTGCTGAATACGATATGGATAATACGGTCCGCGAGGGTCCATTTGGTATTGCTGAGTATGTACATTTGTATTTGTTCTTGGATACATCATTGGATGCCCAAATATCTGATAACTATAGTTCGGGCAGTACATATTTGGAACCGTGTAGTACCACGACGTTGGATATAGTTGTGGGTTTGGAAACATTTATGCTACGATACTTATTCTTGAAGTATGTTTTTATGTTCTGACTTTAAGCGCAAAAATAATACCAATAGACATAAACAAAGTGTGATGTCTTAATAGTAAGAAAACATTTCCTTATACACTATTATGCAAAGGGTAAGTGGCCTTAATAATTTAGGAAATACATGTTACTTGAATACCACTCTACAGTGTCTATTTCGATGTGATGATTTTGTCACAATGTTGATGGGTGTCAATCCTCGACCGAAAGGAAGAACACCTCCGACCCTTCACCTCAAAAATTTAGCTTTGCAAATGAATGTAAAGGATGTGTCATCTCCTAACGTTTTGATTTCTGCGATTGAAGAGTACGCAAAAAAACAACAGCACTCACAATTTCAAATGCTCCGTAGACAGCACGACATGTCTGAATTTATGCTTTTCCTCATAGACTTCATTCATACAGAAGTTGAGCGAAGTGTATCAATTCATATAGATGGAAAACCAAAAGACGAAAACGAAAAGCAAATCATACAAAGTATGGTACAATTCAAAGGTTTCTTTGCAGAGCACTACTCTGATTTAATTCCCTTGTTTTTTGGACAGTATCAATCATCTGTGCACACTTTGAAATCAAACAAATTTTCGTATAATTATGACCCGTTTGTGACAATTCAATTAGACATTCCACCTCCATCAAAAAAATCACTTCACCTGTATGATTGTTTTAATCACTTTTCTGAAACAGAATCCATTAAAACCGATACCGGCACACTTCATAAATACATTCATTTTTGGAAACTTCCACAATACCTCATCATTGTTCTGAAACGATTTTCATATACTGGACGAAAAAGAAATGAAAACATAGAAATACCTCACGAATTAGATTTGCGGAGGTATACAGAAGGGCCTGAAAAGTTCAAAAGTCGATTTTCACTGGTTGCAGTTGGAAATCATCGTGGCAGTACTCGTGGTGGACATTATTATGCCTTTGTTAAAGATGCCAAATCAGAAACATGGATGATATGCAATGATAACACCTTTCGATGTTTGAACTCAAAAAAGTCAATTTCTACCCCTTTTGCATATTGCCTCTTCTACAAAAAGGTACTTTAACACAGAGGGCGACGAAGGGTATCCGGCTTAATTGATGTATTCATCCAGGGAGAAACATTGTCCTGAGGGTTGGGAGGTTCGGAGCGGAGGCCATAGTTTGCATTTTTGGATACAGACGACATTTCACCTTGGAGATGACCAGCCGTAAGAAAGTTCTGGTCACTAAGCGAACCATCCACCTGAGGTGCCATGTTGGCAAATTCAATCGCATTCTTGTCTTCCGCAGGAAGGAGATCAGACGAAGTAAGCGTGTCATCTGATGCATCTTTTTTAGGAGCTGGTTCATCAACTGCGGCCGGTTGTTCAAGGCCTTCAATCGTGGCAGAGCCTTCCGGGGCGCTCATGGCTTGGGGTGCAGGATCATTCTTCATCATAATCATAGCAGCAACCGCAACAACAATCGCAAGGACAATGAGTGGGCTGAGGGTTTTAATCTTAGAAACAAGAGTGTTCAGCATTTTATCTTATATGTTAGGATGAGGAAAAAAAATTGCCTACATTATCCTAACAAGTCTTCTTGAGACATTCAATTTCCATAGAAACGGACTTTTGTTGTTTTCGTATCCTGTTTATTTTTTCGTCGTATTCATTTTGAAGAAAATTCTCAATCGCTGTTAATTCGCCTAATTTGTGATTCTTGCGATTTAACGTATTCTGTATTTGGGAGCGGATCATCGCAAGTTCTTCTCTGGATGGCGTTGGGGGAATGGAACCTATCTCGTCCTCTGTGTGAACTTGAACTTGAGTGGTTTGAAGTGGGTTGCTTTTCATCCGTACATGCGACACGCCCACTTGTACATACATGTGGGCTCCTTTGAACAAAACTGCTTGAATCATACAGTATATTTTATGAACATTTGACGCATGTTCTAGAAATGCTTTCGATGGCATTGTGTTTTCAAAAAGTGTATTATCATACAATGCGTCTTCTTCAATACAAATGATGGACGAGTCAACATGAATGAAATCTTGCAGTTCGAGTGTGTCATATAATTGTTCTTCATTACATTGCTGTTTGAACCAGTCAAGACTGTTCTCAGAGATTTGAGCACACAGTTCTCTTTTTATGCGTGTAAATGGTTCTGTAAATGTAATATGTGCACACTGCATTTTGCATCCTTCTATTGCCAGTTGTTGAAAATCAACCGTATTGAGTGCAAACGCCGGCGGTTGATGTGAATACCTAACATGTGATATCCATTCTAATTGGGAAGCATCAAGAGGTTGAGGCGTTTCGAGTGTACAGCGCAGATCTGTCATCATAACAAAATAGATATAAGCACTTTTATATCCATTTAAGTACAATACTCTTAATGTTACGCACTGCTTTGTTTCATTCCGCGCCAAAACAGTTATTTAGAAGAATGATGGGTCGTGCACCATACTCATCGTCTCCTGTTTGCGCTTTTCCAGCGACAATTCAGGGTGGTGAGACGATTATAGAACGCTCTGATTACCCCATCGACGAATGCAAACGTATTCTAGACGGTCGGAAAATTGCAATTCTCGGATACGGACCACAGGGAAGAGGACAAGCACTAAACCTGAGAGATAATGGGTTCGATGTGTGTGTGGGCGTTAGACAAGGCAGCAGTTGGGATCAAGCCAAAGAGGATGGTTGGGAAGAGGGCAATACCCTTTTACCTATGGATGAGGCTGCCAAAGAAGGCAATATCATACAATACTTATTATCCGACGCAGCACAAATTCAGTGGTGGGAACATTTAGTGCCTCATTTGACTGAGGGCAAAACTCTGTACTTCTCTCATGGATTCGGGTTGACATTTCATGAAGACACGCATATTATTCCCCCGAAAGATGTTGATGTAATGATTGTAGCCCCAAAAGGCAGCGGATTGACGGTTCGAAACCATTTCTTGGAAGGACGGGGCATCAATTCGTCCTTCGCCATTCATCAAGATGCGTCTGGACAAGCAAAGGATACGTGTATGGCCTTGGCGTTTGGGATTGGTACTGGACACGCCTTTGAGACGACCACCGAGAAAGAAGTGTACAGTGACTTGACGGGGGAGCGATGTGTTTTAATGGGAATGATTCAAGGTGCTTTTGCGGCCCAGTATACAGTTCTTCGAGAGAATGGTCATAGTCCGTCTGAAGCGTATAATGAAACCGTGGAAGAGGCGTTGGAAAGTTTGTATCCCTTGATTTCTGAGAGAGGCATGGACTGGATGTTTGCCAACTGTTCGACTACGGCACAGAGAGGCGCTTTAGATTGGGCGCCTAAGTTTGAAGCCGCCATCTATCCGGTTATTCAAGAGTGCTATGAGGAGGTTAAAAATGGAAACGAGACACGACGGTCAATTGAAGCAAATAGTGACCCGGACTACAGAGAAAAACTAGAGAAGGAATTGGACAACATTCGAAGCAGTGAGCTATGGACGGTTGCTCGAGAGTTGCGTCAATATCGTCCAAAACCATAAGCGACAATTCGTGAAACTTTTACATCATCATACAATATAGACATTCTCCAATGGACGCTGTGTATTATAAATCATTGAGAAATACGTGGTTTCATAAATATCTGAGTGGATACTATTACAGTCGGAATGGAGAACCGTTCCTTATGGTTAAAATAGATGACATTCATAATGATAACACCGCTGCGATACAGAAAAGAAACGAAGCGTGTAAAACGTACAAAGACCTATATCAGCAACATGACATGGAACCTATACGCACATTTCTTAGGTCGTTCTTACGCGTAAACCGACATACACTATTTTACCATATGTACTGGATGGGACACGTATGCGACTCCAATGGGGTGCCCTTTTATTTGAAGAACAAAGTTCAATTTGCATACTCTAAATCATACCAAAACCAGACAGTTAAGAATACTGAAAATTTCGAAAAATATATGAAAAAACAAGAAGATATCAAGACAAAGAATGCACAGCGCAAAAAGAAGAAAGCACAACAAAAGAAGAAAGAGCAACTTACGAAACCGAAATCCGTGCAATCACGGAACAATCGCCAATCTCTCAAGCATCGAATCCGTGATGACAGTGGTGCAACATATGTAGGTGGAAAGAAGCCCGAAAAACAAATTACAACACGAACACGAAAAAGGCAGCCTTTCAGACAAAGTCCATTTCGTGATGATACTGGTGCTGTTTTTGTCGGCGGTAAACCGGAGTACACAAAAGAGGTTTCCAAACGACCCCCAAAAAAATCGCGACCAAAACAAGATTTACGTCCGCCCAAGTCAGATGACTTCAATGCTTTTGTGAATCCAGACTCGCGGCAGATCAACACACGTTTAACAAAGAACCGAAAGTTTCGTAAAAAGAAAAGTTTAAAATCCAAAATGCGCCAATTGAAAATGGAGATGGCTAATTTACTTTGATTCATTATCATTCGTTTGATTTGCCCTATGTAATCGTTCTACCTGATCCTTCACATACTGAACGTGGTAAGTCATCGTTTTGAAAAATATACCCAACCGTTTCCAAGTACAATTCGGTTCTCTCAAATGTTTTTCGATTTTCTTTTGTTCTGCTTTAATCTCTGCATCTTGGGCTGGGGAACAAATCAAAAGAATATGCTTACACACATTATCCACTAATTCGCCGAGAACATCAATCGAAAAGGTTCCATTCATCATTTTTAGTTCCAAGTAGGCAATATCAATATCTTCTTGTACGTTTCTTCGGTATTCATCGGAAGTTACAAGTAAGAGGAGTTCTTTGACTAATTCTTTCACGAGCATGATGACACAAGTCACACGATGTTCTGAATTTGCGAGTTGTTCTTCCATCATATCCCAATATACACGGTGCATTGTCGTATTTACTTGTGACGCAATCTGTAACTGTGCTTTTTCGACACCTCCTATGAATTGTTTAACGAATTCAATTCCAGATTCTCCTGATATCTTTCGAATGTGTTCTAAAATGTTGCTTTCGAATGCTTGAGCACTTTTTACGTATTCGTTGCGGACGTTTTTATTAGTCGTATTCGGTCCATGTGTGTGGAGTTGAACAATCAGTTGACAAAGAACATTCAATTGACATTGACGGTCTTCCAACAACCACGTATCAAAGCGAGAGCAGTACTCCTGAAACAATACATACAAATCATTGCTTATGTGACAAACTTTTGCACTGGGTCGTAAACATACTCTTCGGACAAGCGAGCTAGCCGATTGAAGTACCGCCCTTTCTGAATGCATTGATCGAGATGTAGACAGAACATCATCTGGAAATGTATATATTAAGAATGCCGACAAAAACATCGACACCCATTTTGAGTACGATGAAAGACTTATTGGTGTAGGTGAATGACGCATTATTTCGCACAGGAATCGATACGTGATGACGCGTGTCTGGCGCTCAAGCATAATTTTCTGAAAGTCGTCAAAATTCCGCGTATTGTGATGGATATCTCTCACAATGGGGATCGTAAGGAATCGTGAGTGGGACCTTTGTAAACGGACAAATCGTTGTATTAGTAATATTTCAGCCATTGTTACTGTTCTTTGGAACTGTTTGTTTATACCATTTCATTTCATTATATTGGTACAATGTAAGGTATGACGCGAAAACGTCTTATAAAGCAGTATTCCGTTCTCGAAGAAAATACGCCCATTGGAGAATGTTTCATATGTCTCGATGATGTGTATTCCAAAGATTTAGCTACATTACAGTGTCAACATGTATTCCACGACGATTGTTTGCGCGAGTGGGTGAGTTCTGTACACAACCATGGAGGGCGCGTATGCCCTGTGTGTAGGAAACCATTCTCAAAACGAAATTGTGTGCCTTGCTATTTGAATCAAAAGAGAAGTAGTGGGTGTGTCATTCTATAACTCTTTCAAAGTTATCCTTTCTGGGTAATTTTGATTTTGGAGCCAATCATTAGTTTGGATAAACGATCCACTAACTGTGGCGGTGTTTTCCGAGAGGTCTTGATTTCTTTTGTACGAAGAAGCTTTCGTAATACTTTTGTATTAGCACACTCCATATGTTTTTCGATTCTTGATGTCGAACGTTTATCCTTTTGGATACGTTCCTTGCCGTGAAATGTGACTCGCTGCCGAGTAGCTAATATGGCCGTTTTTGCATCTTTTCGACGCATTGATTCAATGTATTGATTTACTTTACGTGGATTATATTGTGTCGTCATCTTGTTTTTAACATTTCGCACCGTACTTGGTGCGCGTCGTTGTGGCATCTGTCGTTGTGGCATCTGCCGTTGTGGCATCTGTCGTTGTGGCATCTGCCGTTGTGGCATCTGTCGTTGTGGCATCTGTCGTTGCGGCATCTGTCGTTGTGGCAATTTTCTGACAGGCATTGGTGGTCTATGCGACCCATTATAGTTGTTCGATACAGAATTCAGTCTGACATTTGGAGCAGGGTTATACCGTGTAATAAGGTCAGAAATGTCCATTATATTACACTTCTTCAATATAATATTCTTAGCACTTTTACTAAAGGATATAGACAAAAACGCTATTATTATCATAACAATGACAGTAGGAGCAGATTATTGGAAATGTGGTGCTGTGTTTGTAGCATCCACAATAATGACAGGAGCAACACTTTGGTTGTATCAGTGGATGATAGGATCAATGAAATCAGTGAATACAAAGACTATCAGTCAATATATTCCAACTATTGATCTTGCTAAATTAATGTTGAAACGGGCTGATGGAGCATTTACGGATGAGGGCATAGAAGAATGCAAAAAAGTAATGCATTGTCTATCAACGTATGGCATTTTAATAGTTCGAGATCCACGTGTAACAGAGCGTGATAATGAAGCGTTCTTAGATATGATGGAATCATACTTTGAACAAGACAGCGAGGTGAAATTGAATGATGCATTCCCAGAACATCATTACCAAGTTGGCGTGACGCCCGAAAAAACAGAGTTGCCTAAAAAGCATTGTTCGGATACGTCAACATTATCGGAGTTGAATCGCCCAGTAACCCTGTGTCCGCCGGAAAAGGATGTCAAATGGAGATTTTTTTGGCGTATCGGAAAACGCCCTGAAAATACCAATTTTGAAAACCTGAATGCAGATCCTGTTGTACCGGAAGCATTCAAAGAACGCTGGAGTCATGTAATGGATAAATGGGGAAATGACCTTCTACAATCTGTTCTAGATATAACAGAGGCAATATCATATGGACTGTCCCTACCGCAAGACTACCTGCGCAACAAAATGGAATACGGGCCTCATCTGCTCGCGCCAACCGGTACTGATTTAGATAAATATGGGGGCAAAGACACTGTGATGGCTGGATATCATGCTGATCTCAATTTTATTACGTGCCACGGAAAAAGTCGGTATCCTGGACTCTGCGTGTGGTTGCGTGATGGAACAAAAATAGAAGTGTCCATTCCAGATGGGTGCTTGTTGATGCAATGCGGAAAACAGCTTGAATATTTGACAGGTGGATTCTGCATGGCAGGATATCATGAGGTCGTAGTGAGTGATTCAACGCGACGTGTTATAGAAAAAAGAAAGAAAGACGATAAATCGGTGTGGCGCGTTAGTTCCACTCTGTTTTCACACCTCCGCTCGGATGATTGGTTAGAGCCACTACCTCAATATCGAAATGACGCATATCCTAGAATACAAGTTGGCAATCAAGTACAAAAGGAATTGAAAGAAATACAGTTGTCACACGATGATGACTACGTAAATACTCGAAATAAATGGTTCGTTATATGGTAAGACGAATGAGCGCGGATGGAGATGCTGCCGATGTACTTTCTAGGACACTCTTCTTCTCTTCATCATCATCTGCGAGAAGTTTGCATGCTATTTTCCGTTTCTTTTTTGGTTTCGGCACTAATTCTTCGATGCCCAGTGTCCTCTGTTTGATCACACTTTCCCAAAACGTGCGTAACTTAGGAAGTGCTTCGGCAAACCACGCAATATCTCTTCGAACACGAACAAGAGAGTATGTTTTCAACGCCCACCACGTCACAAAAGGCTCGTACACACAGTTTTCATTTTCGTTAATATCTTTCATGGTATTTGTAATCCAGGTCCGCATTTTCTTCAATGATATACCAAGGGGACAATACCTGTATCGAGCCTCTTTGGTATTGGTTGCCACATAGTATTCGATGACAGGGCCAAATTCAGTGTTGTCGTGCGTAGCCGCTAATTCACCCTCTTTCAACTCTTCGTGGGTATCATAGAACGTATAGGAGCATTCCAAAAAGTCACACAGTTCGAGGTCACATACTTCGAGCTGGATTTGCATTTGGATCCAGTAATGGATTGGTGGAATTCCAACGATTTTACGGGAATACGGATTCTTGATTTCCAGCATCACACCATTCGAGCAGATACCATCTGGCGATGCCCCGATGAAAGGGTAGATTGGGTGGGCGAGGCAACCAAACTCGTGAACTTTCATTTTTTGCCTTTTTTCGTAAATGAATGTCGCAATGGGTTCATATTTGACTCCGTGCGCACACGGAGGACTCATATAAAACGGTTTTTCATATCCACATTTCTTGAGGAGAATATCCTTTGGCGTACTGTAGTGATTTTTTCCGAGCACTGTACCGATGTCGCTGGCGGTCAGACGTTCTTTACGGAATGCGTACCATTCAGGACTACGTTGTTCGGGCTGAAATACCTTCTTCAAATCGTCGACATATCCTAAGGGAGCAGTCCATGTGATGGGTGCGTACGGATTACGAATTTTAGGACACTCTTCGCACAGCACTTGAAGAATGAATTCTGGATACACATATTCTGACTTCAAAATCTGCTTCAACACTGTCGATAAGCAATGTATAAGATCATTCAAATGTGCTTGCCGCATCATATGAAGTGTTTGTGGGTGTATATCCATGTCAGTTAAAATCATCTTAACAAGTGTATTGAGCATAGTAGATTATTGTACTTCGATCACTTCAGTCGGTATTGTAATATAGTCAGTCTCTTTTTATATTCGCTGTCATTTTTTTAATGTGTGCAGTAAAAAAGAAAAGTGTATAATAGAATGTTTCTGTCCAGAATCATTCTTTTTTTTGTTCAAACTGATTTATAATGTATCAGTCGGCCTTAGCCTATCACTTGTGAATAGGGTGGTAGTGTAATCGCAAACTGCTCTGGACGGATGAACATCTCGGACAGCGAAAGTTTCAGATTTTCGGCGTTACAAACAGCATATTCCGGTGCGCGGTTTTCATCAATATTTTCCTTATTACTAGACGTGTCTGACACCGGAAAGGTCACATTGTCGAAATATTTCTTCTCATCGAATAGAACATTAAATGACCCAGTTCCAACCTTGATTTCTTGTCCCATCATTATGTTGGCAGACACACCGTCCATTGTGTCAAAATCGCCAAACATCGCTGCCTTGTAAAGAATGTCTGGTGTCTCTTCAAAAGAACACTTTGCCAAAGTCTGTTTTGAACTTTTCTTCATTCCGTGCCTATCCACCGACATGATGAAGCCACGTGATGTCATAGTATCCGCCAGCAGAGAAATATGTCTGTAATTCACATAGCTTCCACCCGATGTAATAACGTCAGCAAGTTCATTAATTATGGCATCTCGGGCCGCCTCAATGCCAAGTACTCTGTGAATTTCCACAATATCGTTCGTGAAAGTTCTGCTAAAGTCAATATGTTCCTGATTCATAATGGCATTGAGATTACTGCCATCTGTGTCTAGGACCCATTCTTCCGTGGATGCGAAATCTCCCTTGTTCAACTCGAGATGGGTTGTGGATTTCGACATATTCGCCGACTTAATTCCTTCTACCCCTTTGATCACTGCATTCGACACGATATCCGCCTCGAACTGTTCCAGGAAGGACACCATATCCACGCCACTTTTCTTGATGACAGGGCGAATACGCATCACCAAGTCCGCTGAGTTATCATCTGTGTACGAGCAATAAAGCGACCCATCTTTTTTCTGCGACTGCATCATCATGTAGTGAATATCGCTCATTTGAATGTTCTTTCGCATCATCATTTCGTTATTGAAACGCAAGTGAAGAACCCATGGGCTCCGGTCTGTATCCTTTGGAATCATGGCGTGATAGAATTCGTCGTACACGCTGAAGAGAGTATTGTCAGCAGTGCTTGCTGTATCCTCTCCACTTTCTGGACGGAAGACAATCTCGGAGGATAGTAAGATTTCTCGGAGAGTGGTAATTTCCAAATCATTCAGCACCGATGAAGCCTTCTGCTTACTGGATGCAATATCCGGATTCAGAAATATCGTTGCTACCGGATTCTTGATCTTCTTTGACACATTAAGGACTTCCTTTAGACGAGGAACGCCTCGAACCACTTTAGATTTGCTCGAAACCCCAGCAAAATGAAAGGTGTTCAGTGTCAACTGTGTCGCCGGCTCTCCAATCGATTGTGCGGCGATGGTTCCAACCGCCTCGCCATATGAACCCATCGATTGATGGAATTTTGTCAGACAATACTGGTACATGTAATCAAATCCTGTTCGGGTTATCCCGTGTTCCATCAATCGCTTCGGCGAGAACTGTGCCCGAATGTTAATGAACAACAGATTATCGTCGATGTTGCGAGCGTAGACGTTGTTTTCCACGCTCATTTTGGAGCACAACTCGTCCAATTTCCGAAAAACGTACACAGGGTCAATGTCACTCTTTCCGTGTGTGGATGCAAACTTTTGCTTCGTTGAGAAGAGCAGGCGCTGTAGGTTGATAGGATGATATACTGTCGAGTTCTGCTCCAACTGGTTGATTTTCTCAATCACAAAATTCCGGTCTCGCACGATCCGTTTGAAATGATTCTTACACAGTTCATCGAACTCGTTTGCACCCATGTCTTCAATCACTACTCGGACCGCCTTTGTACCCTCTTCCGTTAGCACAGTATCCCACGGAAATTGAGAATGCAAAATGTAGTCCTTCTGGAGTTCCGCCAGTGATTTAGACAGGGTTGGGATGCTCTGCCGTTCGATATGAACCGGGTCGAAGCCATCTTCGCCGTAGAGGAACTGAACAATTTGACCGGATTCGTTGCGCACCGTGTTGTCAGTAGCAATCTTAAGATCTTCCATCGCCTTGATGAGTTTGCGCTGAATGTATCCAGTCTCAGCCGTTTTCACTGCTGTATCAATCAAACCTTCACGCCCGCCCATCGCATGGAAGAAGAATTCATCCGGGTCAAGTCCTTGTAAGTAGGAGTTTTGTACGAACCCGCGCGCTTTCACTCCGTCGTCGTATTTGTGAAAATGCGGAAGAGTGCGGTCTGTGAAGCCATACGGAATGCGTCCATCGTCCACATTTTGCTGTCCCACACACGAAATCATTTGACCAATGTTAATGTCAGACCCTTTCGAACCCGACTTGACCATATTGACCATTCGGTTGTCTGACAGCAGCTGCTTGATGCCCATCTTACCGGTTTCGTTGACGGCGCGGTTCAACTGCGTGTTGATGCGGTATTCGAACTCAGCCTTGTTCGGTTTTCCGGTGTTGTTCTCAAATAGTCCCATATGGACGTCTTTAATGAGCGAGATGACATTGTCCTTTTTCTCTTTGATGGACGCTTGCATCTCTTCAATCGTGTCGTCGTCGATCACTAAATCGCTCACACCTACACTAAAACCGGTGTTCAATAGCCAATTTGTAATAATATTCTGAATGTTGTCAATGAGTTCATGCGTCTTGTGGGTTCCAATGTCGTTCGTTACCACGTGAATGAGCCCCTGGTTGCTTGTTCCTAAAATGTTCTTGTCAAATGTTCCATGCTTATGGTCCCCTTCTGTGATCTTGACGCGATTTTCATCCGTCGATACCGCATCGTACTGCTTGTTCTTCTTGGTCATAGAGACGTTGGGGATGATCATCGACATGATGGCGTGCGAAGACCACAAATCCACCGGCGTACCATTACCGGCCTTCACGCTCGGCGGGGGCAATTCGCCCTTGAAAGAGGGTATCCACATAAGCAGATCCATCATCTGATGTTTCGTCAATAACACATTGGGTTGTGTGAATCGGTTTGCGCCGAGCAATGTATCTTGTACAATACCAATCACCGGCCGATTCGTTCCGGGACTAATAATTTGGGTGGGAACACGCACGAGTTGCTGTAGCTCCATTGCCGTTTGGACGCTTTGCGGCACGTGCATGTTCATTTCGTCTCCATCGAAGTCCGCATTGTAAGGAGTCGTTACGCTAACATTCAAGCGAAACGTGTTAAAAGGCATCACCTTGACCTTGTGAGCCATCATACTCATCTTGTGAAGCGATGGCTGTCGGTTGAACAACACAATGTCCCCGTCAATCAAATGACGATACACTGTGTCCCCGACGCACACCTTGACTGAAGTTGTGTCCACATGCTTTAAGGAAATCATCCGTCCCGTGTCTCGTTCCTTGTACGTTTTTGCTCCTGGATACTTGGTTGGTCCATTACGAACCAACTTCTTCATTTGTTCAATGTTATAGATAGTGACCTTCTCTGGGAAAGTTAAGTTCATCGCCACCTTTTTTGGCACTCCCAATTCATCAATACTGATATTTGGGTCCGGTGTAATCACACTGCGAGCAGAATTGTTCACGCGTTTTCCCATCAAGTTACCACGAACACGACCTTCCTTGGATTTGATGCGCTCTTTGATCGACTTCAATGCGCGCCCGGACCGCTGCTGAGCGACAGGCAACCCTGGAATCGTGTTGTCAACATACGTGGCCGTGTGATACTGAAGCAACTGAATCCAGTCCTTCAACACCGTCTCGTGGGCGTTCTTTTCCATCTTCTGCTTGAGCATCCTGTTTGTCTTGACAATATCACACAGCTTATGGGTCAGGTCGTCCTCCATACGCGTGTTGTTGTCTTGCTTCACCGACGGACGCATGCTGGGCGGAGAAACCGGAAACACCGTGTAAATCATCCATTCCGGCTTACACCACGCCGGATTGAACCCCATCGTTGCGCAATCCTTGTCTGAAATCCGAGAGAATATCTTGAGGACATCGGCAGCATTCCACACCAGCTGACGACTCTCTTCGTCGCCCTTTCCAGGCCACTTTGCGACCAGTTCGTGAAAGGAGGTGTGTTTCGCAACGTTTTTGGGGAACTTAACGCCGCACCCATCGTGCTCTCCATCACAATCGGCGCCGGTCAGCGCTTCACCGCAGTGGGATGGTTTACACTTCATACACAAGTCATAGTACGCTTGAAACCGCTTGGCCCCTTGGAGAGAATATAGTTCATGGTCGTCAGGAACCTCCACGCGCAGTTTCGAACACCTAAAGCAAATGCACTTCAGAATCTTTCGAATGATTGTCATGTACTGCATGTTGAAAACAGGATGAGCCAATTGAATGTGTCCAAAATAACCTGGGCATGCTTTATTGTTCAATTTGTCGGTGGGGCAAATCTGTGTGTGATCCAATACACCCATTCGAGCATCAAAAAGCCCCCCTACTTTCGGTAAATTACCATCGTATGTTTCTTGTGTAAAAATTTCCGTAACAGAAGAGTTCATAATTTCTTCCGGTGATAAGACACTAAACTGGACTCCGGTAATCTTGTTGTACACTTTGCTGTCAATATTGATCTGCTGCAGCATAGTTTCATCATCTTTAGTTTTATCGTGATGTTGCTCCATTGTGCGACGATACGATTCGTATAATCTATTCGAGGATTTTTTTTAAATAGTATCATTTTTTTGTGAGGGGTCTAAGTGTTTGCCACAACATTCGTGAAAATATAAATGTTACTCATTTGTTAGACAAGTATTCTCGCACGCTTCAGTTTTCTCTTCGCTTGATGAATCAGTGTCATTGTCTGTCGATTCAGCAGTGACGTACGGAGATATCGTCATTTGTGATTGTGATGTTAACTCTATGGACACTTCGTCGACGCGGACAATATGCGACACTTTCTCTTCATTAGATGATTTATCATCATCATCATCATTATCATTATTATCATCATCATTATCATACTCGCCATCCGATTCTGGTGTTAGCAATCTTGTAGTCTCTTGTACAAACTCTTCTTCTATATGATCATCTATATCAAATGGCACTTGTTCATAGCGTATGATTGGCTTCTTTCTCAGGTGTTGTACCAACCATTCCCAAAAACATTGAATACACACGCACATTTATGCTGATTCTATTGATATACACGCCTATTTAAAATTGTCTCAAGAATACGATAGTACAACGATAGTACAACGATGCGTATCGAAATTTTGTCTCGTTTATGGGTTGCAGATAAAAAGCACGCAAAATGTAGAATTTCTCATAACCTGTACATACACAAGTACAATTTCTGGAATCAAGATATGGTGGCATTTCAAAAACTTCTGGAATCTAGTACGCGCGCTATTCACCGCTACATCGCTCAATCTTTGGAACCTATCATACTCATTGATCATGAAATCCATTCTCTCCATACGGCCTACGTCGTCGTTATTGCGTATGTGTTACGCTACACAGACCTCTCTGTACAGGACGCAATTCGAAGCATTCAAACCAAAACGGTTGCATTTTCCTTGTCGAATGAAGCTCGTCGGTGCCTGTCTATTTTTCGCTCCGCACACAGTTCACAGGTTAAATTTTAAATACAAATTTAACATTTCTCGCTTAGAAATTTCTACTCACATTGATTGTTAAAAAAATGATGGATAAAGGATAAGGGAAATCCCTGGTAATCAAACCGCAAAAGTGATAATGTCGAAATCCAAAAAGACCAAACGATGCCAATTCCCTCAGTGTTCCAAGAAACTAACGCTAGTGCAGCGTATGACAATGTGTAAATGTAAGAAGGCATTCTGTGCTCAACACCGTGCCGCTAGTCAGCACAATTGTTCCTTCGACTACCAAATGGAGAATAAATGTCTTCTGAAAGAAAAGCTTCTCATCGGGAAGGTTGTCAACTGTTGTATGGAAAAGATTTGAAGTGCTGGACACCAACCATTTTGTACGTGCTTTATTTATTTTTTGTTGTTTAAAGACTTCTTGAGTACTACATATAACGATCTTCCGCGCATGGAGTGTAGTACCAGTACCATGTCAGATACCGTAGATCAAGAGAGCCAAAGAACACACACCGTCATCTTATCATGTACAACTAAGAATGCACACATAGACGACATTTCGATTGATGAACATATTCACACGCAATTGAACATTCCCCTGTTTCCGCAAGTCCATTCTGCGATTTCACAAATCATTGATGTTGGCGTCCATGTGCGCAACTTACAATTTGAATCCTTTCACAGCGACGACCGTTTCCGTGAAAAGATTGAGGCATTGTGCTCTTCGAAACACGATGCTGTAGTGCAAAATATGAAAGAGGAACACAACACACACATGTCTGCATTACGAAAAACGAACCGCGCGTTAGAAGAAGAAAACAGATCCTTGGAGACGAAAATGGCGTGTGTGAAATCCACGTTCGAAAACGAATGTCGGAGCATTGCGTTGGAACAGTCACGCCAAGTCCAGAACTCTACCGCCAATCTCCAGCACCATCTACAGAGTAGTATTGAAGACATGAAGATGAAAATGGTACAGTTCCATTCCCAGACCGCGTCTACGAAGAGTGTGGGAAATAAAGGCGAAGAATGTGTGATGCAGTACATTACCTCTCATTACCCCCATTGGTCGGTACGCGACACACACGGCGAGGCCCATGCAGGGGATTTTCATACGTATCTGGATGATGACACGTGGATTCTGAACGAAGTCAAATCTCATAAAGGGTCCATTCGAACAGAACAGGTGCGTAAATTCTACCGGGATATTGACGCTCACGAACCCACTGCGGCCATCCTGTTTTCTCTGCATTCGAACATTGTAGGGAAACGGCACGGACACTATGAGCTCCGGGGAAAAACACACGTATTCTTCCTAGCACACTGTTTCACAAACATGAACTGCATCCAATTTGTTCATTCAATGTGTGAAATGCTCATTCGTCATACGCAAGCCATTACTGTAACAAAACCGTCCAGCGACGATGAAGATAAGCAGGACTCGCTCGAAGAATTGCGACAGTCTCACACAGAATACAAGAGAGAGCAGGACCGCGTGTGCAGGGTTCTTCAGCAATCTGCCGAACAAAGTGTTCACGCCCTACGCTCGCATACGAAATATATGATTGGGGTGTATGAGAAGAACATTCACCATGATAAGAAACAGATTACGGAACTAAAAAAACGCCTAAAAGAATGGGAATCGTTTGAACAGAACCAGTATGTGAATATGGACGAACAGACCAACTCAAAGTTTCCGTGGAAGTGTTGTGCATGCGACCTTCTCATCAAAACGCACGGACAGCTGTACAAACATATCACGTCTGCATCTCACTGTAAATAAAAATATGGGAATAAGTATAGTATTTTTCTCATACGCCATGTCCGCATTCTTACGAGGTTTATATATGTTGTGTGTCGTCGCTGTGCTGTGTCTTCCGTCCCTGGCGGTAACAGTTCATCTTGTGATTGAAGATCATCTGATTTGCTCAGGAACATATTCGGATTCAGGCATGAACATCGTGCTTGTCAAAGGGCTCATTTACCAAATGACATTCATTGCGATCGTGCTCGGTGGCATGGTTGGGTTTGGTGTGGATGGTTCGCAGACATTAGGGTCCATCGTTTGCCTTGTTAATTTCATCACGTGCATGCTCTTTTGGAACATGTGCAACCGGTGTCAAAAGGATAAGAAATGCACACATTCTAAAGAGTGGATCATCACTCTCGGCTTCATGAATCTCCTGCTCCCTGTCATCTTAATTCTTCAGAATCAGCTTGAACAGCCGAGGATGTCTACACAGGCCTTGCCTTTGAAGATGGATGAATATGCCATGTAAATCTAGTCCGCGCAAAAAGAAATTAAACAGAAAATTCATTATATCTTTTATACTTTTGTTTTATGTCGAATCCATTCAATTTAGAACCTGATTTTTTCAGCGCCACTTCGAAAAATGGTTTTGCGGCGTCTTCAAAAATACTGTCCGAAGAGCACGAACTCATACTCGAAGACCTGACACCCCAAATTAATCGTTTCTTCCATCACCGCGAACTTCAAAACAATTTGAAAATCAGTGGCACCATCACGTGCGACAACATCATTGCGAAGAACTTGTCGACGGTTGATCAAGAAACTGGGAACATTACCAATAATATTACGGTGAACTCGGTGGAAAACTCCACACAATTATTTCGTGCAGACCAAGGACGCTTCACATCACTTGACACATCTCGAATCACGGCCCAAACGGTAGACGTGAAAGGATCTCTGATCACAACCGAAGCGCAGAAAAATAATATTGTGGCGAATGCGGCCGACACAGTTCAATTCAAAGGAAATGCCGCCACCGCTACGAAACTTGCAACCCCTATAAATGTTGGTGGAGTATCGTTTGATGGAGCCACTTATATCAATTTACCGGGCGTCAACACCCCTGGGAATCAAGACACGACAGGTAATGCCGCCACCGCCTCGGCAGCCAAAGAAAATAGTGCTTTAGAAATACTACTTATACAAATTCAAAGTAATATTGCTGACCTTGTGACACGAGTTACGGCTTTGGAGAATCCATAAATATATTTGAAGCACTTTCCATTTACTGTGACATTTGTACGTACGTTCAACCTTTCAAGCCGTTCAACTGCTTCTACTATTTCTAAAACAATTGAGTGGTCCATCTCATTAAAATCAACCGTATCCCCGTGCTTGTTGACAAAGTGGAATGCCAACTCGTGTAGCTCCCGCAACGGATGCTCGTTGAAGACCTTGGGCGTTGCCACAAAGGTGTCGAATACGTACGACCCTGTCTTACCCGGAAGCAATATTTTCGCAAAGAGGTCATGTAGCGCATTCGTTTCCGTGTTTTTGATTGTGCTCAATGTTGGGCATTTCAAGTACATGAAGTTGTCTGAAACGATGTAAGTTTTATCCACTTCCTTCATGAACATTTGTCCAAATTTTCCGTATGTAATTCCCGATTGATTCTCGACATCGACGTATCTTTTGTACGCAATTTCGAATTCGGATATGGGAGTAATATTTATAGGCAAATGCGATTTGGGCACTTGAATCGTAACTTTTGTTCTTGTAGTATCCACAGACGATATCGTGAAGCCATTGTGGTCATTCAAGATTGTATTATTCGACGAAGAACACACACGAACTGTTACGGCATCATCATCAGGAAATTTTGCGCTTTTCTTAATTTTTAATGAAACTAGATCCGGTACAGTTTGATAATACTGTCCAGGAATTGTATCTGAATGGACGTACAGTATATTTTCTTGTAACGTGTCGAACATCGTATTACTACCTGAAAAGTCTAGAGTTAATATACCATCGATTGGTTCTTGGTTGTTCCCCACCACATTGTTGTATGTGATTTTAGGCATATTTGCTCGACCGATACCCTTTTGAAACAATGTATCACTTTCTGCTCGCACGTTCTGCCACAAGACATCCACTTCAACATATGCACCATTGACGGCATCGACACTCAGTATCTTATAGACACCATTTGGAATGCCTTGTTTGCGGTACAGGAATTGACCGCCACTCTGTGCGCGAGCCAACTCGATGTGTACATATGAGGATGAGGGAAGGGACGATGTCAGTCGCACGCGGAAAGTGTTGGATGCATACTGAGATTCTTCTACGATTGCGTATTCATATCCTTCGAACGTGTCCCCTCGAGAGTACGTCTTCTTGTCCTGTACCGTTACAATATACACATCTTTCTCGTATACCGGCACTTCAATTTCGTTGTCATGAATGTATACCATATCATTAACACCAAATGGCATAAACGTAGTCGTATCCGGTCTCTTACCAAACAAGCACATCTTATTTTGGAAACTGTCTCGGTGTAGGGTCAAACGTGTATTGACACCACTTTTTGTAATGGTTGTAAAATCGAAAGAGAAGGTTTCTACGCGGGAGTGGATATCCGCATGTGGCATATGGTTTTTCAGGTATACCCTGTCGCCCACAGAATATGGGCACTCCTGCGATAACTGGATTTCAATAGAAAATGTATCCTCAGACTGAGTTGTCGGAAGTATCACAGATTCGACAATATTGATCTTATGGATGTCAACTGTATTCGACTCAACCTTTTTGAATTCGATAGATTCGTTATTCATTCCGGATTTGTCTTCATGGAACCCTAACACTTCTCCGGGATTTTCGTCCATTCCAAACAAGAATTTAAATGCCACGGGCGTTCCAATAAATAGCTGTTCCGTTCCAATGCCGGTCAAAATCGTTCTCGTAGGCACACGTGCTAATTTAATATTGAATCCGGCGTGGGCGTTGTCTTGTGTCTCGGGTTCACTTTGGTAAGAACAGACAACATTTGATGTTTGTGTAAGACACTTTTCAGAACTATTGAAGGGTTTTTGTCCTATCTTTTCTAACCACACATCGTATTGGTTCGTTGTCCCAGACACGGCGTCCACACGAATAATGCGCCCAAACGTAGACAGACCCAATTTTTCCTGATACATTATTTCGTACATTGTAAATGGGTGTTCTTCTCCATTCACGAAATTATTTGTTCCCGTGGGATTCTGGAGATTTGGAATGTCTACAGTAAAACGGTACTGATGCACGGGACATACTATTGCTGTGTGCTCCCGGTTGATTTCGGTATCTCGTATATTGAGAATGTCGAACGCTTCTGCGATACGTACACTATCACCCGATTGAATCGTCGTTCCTGGGAGACGCACGTACAAATAGGGCACCCCGGCATTTACATAGAGTGGTCCTTCTTGAACCACTCGATTTTGGTTCGTCTCGACACGATAATTGTTGGAGTGATATACGTTTTGACATTGTTGTATGGATATTATACGTTTTTTGTTGTTCGTACCCACAAAGAAACGGGACGATGTCGGGTTTGAATTTCCTCGCGCAAACGTGTCATCGCTCTGGTGTTTTGGCAGAAAATGTCCATGATGCCAAGAGAATTCGCTGAATCCTTCGTGACTTACAGTCGATGATACCAGTTCCCGATTGAGCTCCTTCTCTAATTCTGTGGCCAAAGAATCG